TGTGCGTCAATTTCTCTTTTTTCGTCTGCCATAAACTCATAGTCCGATTTTTTCAAAAATATTCCGCTGTCAGGGGCATTGTCCCAGTTTAAGAATTGGTAGCTGTTAATAAACCCGGCAGGGCAAATTTGTAGAAGCGCTTCATCGTAATCCGCCAGGTAGATGTTTCCGCTGCTTGCGATCTTTCCCAGCCCACCCGTCCTGGCTGCCGGGTTGTAATATATCCACGTATCTTCACCCCTGTTTAAATTGGCATTGCTGAGGTAGACCATTAATTGTCTGTCTGCCGTCGTTCCGTTCTGCGTTGTCCGGTAGACCTTTGTAATCCTTTGCCCGCTCTGGTCATATGTGAATAATGCCTCTACAAGCTTATACCCGGAATCGTACCCCATACCCTTAAACTCACCGCCACTGGGCTCAATCGTCCTCTGCAATTGAAGGTTTAGCCCCGTCGTCGCAACCGTATAGTGTTGGACTTTTTCTGTTATCCCCTTTCTGTAGGCCGTAAAATGAATTATTTGTGTCTGCGTATCAAGGTATCCTGTAGCCCATGCAGTGCTTTCTGCTGTAACGATATCATTCTGGCTGAGCGAAGTTCCGCCTGGTCCGGTGTTGTATATCTGAAGTCTGAAATGCCGAGGACCGCCGAGGATGTAGAGGTCGTAATAGGTCCCTCTGCTAACATAAAAAGCAGCCGGCTTTAGCGTCGTCACTGTGTTAGACGGATAAACAATTAAAGCTACCTGGTATATGCTGCTTCCGTTTGAAAGGACCAGGGTTCCATTAGGTATGCCCTTAAATAAAAAGACCTGGCGTCCATCCGGTAAGGAAGCTAACCAGTTGTAGGTGACGTCTGTATTGCCCTGTAGGTCCTCTTCTTTTATGAAAAAGCCACTTTTTGAGCTAAGCGATAGGGTGGATGCCGAGACATTAAAGATGCGGTAGCAGTTGATCTGCGGTGTGTTATTGGTTCGAATTTGGCATGCGTTAGTCATGATCTGAAGGGTGCCAGATGTGATGCCCATAATCTGTCCGCAGATCCCGGGTGAATAAACCGCCCCGTCAACGATTGCATCCGTAGACGTTTGGTCCGTTGAGTCGCAGAAGTTCCGAATGTCTACCATTGCTTCTAACTTCCACGGCTCCGTTGTAGTGTCAAATTTCAAAAGTACGTTTCTAAGTAAGACAAAAACCTTAACTCCGGAGCGTGCCCATGTGATTTCCCATGGTTGTAGGTCTGATGGAATTTCTGCTCCGGCATAAAACCGCAGGTTATCGTACGTACTGTGTGAAAACGCAACCGCTGGCCCTGTTGTGCTAATTCCGTATATGTCTGCCAGCACTCTGTTTAAATCCGCTACGTTATAGGTCGTGTTTTGTTTAATGCGGGCTTTTCTTTGTTTCTCATACTCAATCTCAAGGACCTCAAGCTTACGGGTGTATCTGCCGGTGGTCCAAAACTCCCGGTCCGGATCATAGTTCCTTAAAATCTTAAGTTTAACAGCTCCGAATGAGGGCCCATTCTGAAGTCCGAGTAGTATTTTTTCTATAACTCCGTCCTTGTCTATGACCTTCAATGTGCCCTCAATGTTGTAATCATCGCCGGCTGCCATTCTAACATCTAACGGATAGGTGTCCTTGATCACCCTATCCGTGATATCCAAAGTCTGAATCATTCCGTTGTATGCTTGCCACTCTAAGATATAGCTGATTGTGTTAGGCATTTAAGAGCTCCCTTTTAATGATCTTTTTTTCTTTTTGCCCCATCCTGGTGAATATCTCGACGTATGTCTCCGGCGTGGCATTGTGGATAACGACTTGGATTTGTGGTTGCAATAACCCCAGCTTTGATTGTGGAATTATGTATTCTGGCTCACCCCCCTCACCCACGAGGGCAAGGGTTGGTCTTGTAATCACTCCACCCTCTTGTAAAGTTGCAATGGGTCGAATCCCTTGCACCACGCCACCCTCTTTTAATCCGCCAAGGAAATTTAAAAATAGCCCACCGAATGAGCTTTGTGCGGGGCTTAGCCCTGCACCGAGCCCTGTGAGAGAGAATATTGCCTTCGTTATGGCGGCCATGATGGTTGCTTTGACGATGTACACCGCCATCTCTTTTAGCAAGTCTGCCAGGGCTTGCCCCAGGTTTCTGCTTCCGGCTATAGCATCCATGAATGCGTCGGATACTCGGCGTGCAAAGTCGTACACCACCCCTCTTGCCGTCTCAAATCGCATCCTGACTATCTCAAGTTTTTCTCTTAAAATGTCTAACCCGGCACTTATTCTATCCTCAAGGTCACCGAGCACGTCGCTTACGTCAAAAGTCTCTTGCAATTCTCTTTTTATGCCCGGAAGGGCTGCTTTAAACCCTTTTAGCTGTCTAATCAATGCCTGGATAGAAGCATTAGAATTCTCAAGGTTTCCATTTAAGTCGCCTACCAATTTATTAACTTCGTTGAATCCGCCCTTTGCTGCCTTTGTCCCCTGTACCATGTTCTTTAAGGCTTTGTCCTGGTTGGTGTATAGGGCAATAACCCGGTCGATTAATCCCTCAAATCCGGCCTTAAGGTCTTTTATTGTTTCCTTTATAACCCGACCGGCTTCCTTAAAGTGTCCGGTTACTGCAACACCTATTCCGGCCAGCAAAAGCCCCACCTGTTTTAATCCTGTAAAGACCACGTCGATTAGTGTTACCGCAAGCTTGCCCACCGCCCCCAGCACCCATCCCAGGCCTCTGATGGCTGTCCCGAGGCCACTTGTTTCGCTTTGAGCTTGCCGGAGCAGTGTGGTTAGATATGCTAAAATTGTTTTAAAGCCAGTTCCTTCAACTACGGCTTTCCCTACCAATTCTGTTAAATCTTCCATCGCATTTCTGAAGTTCGTCATTGCGCCCTGGGTCGTTTCCATGTAGGCTTCACCCATTCCCTTAAATTTTTCACCTAATGCTGCAAGGACGTACGTCATCCCTTCTGATTTTACCCTATTCTCATCCAGCCGGATTCCCAGGCGGCTTAATCCAGCGGTTGCACCATTTGAGGCCCTAATTAAAAGTTGCATAGCTGTCGTAGAATCAATCCCGAGGGCCCGGCTCATGTTTATTGAAGTGGTGACTAATTCTTTTATCTTGTCTGTTGGTGTTCCCATCCTGACGGCGAGGGCTATCATTTCCCTTCCGGCTGTGTCTGTGATTCCCATGGTGTTCTGAAGCTCTTGCGCCAAAGCCTCAAAGTACTCAGTAGCTTTCTCTACGTCGTCGTATGCCAACGACAGGGCATTCCGCATCTTAGTAATGCTTTGTTCTTCCTCTGCCCAGGCGCCGACAGATTTCCGAAGGGCCATTACCAGGGCTGTTACTCCGGCTGTAGCGCCTATGAATCCTTTTACGTCGCTGATAATCTGATTAAACCGTGAGGTTGTCGTTGTTGCCTCTGCGGTTGTTTTTGAAAGCCCAGCGATTTTATCACGTAAATTTTGAGCCGTTTGGCTGGCTTTGTCGACCGCTTCGAATATGATTTTTACTTTTCCTTCCGCCATTTTTTCATTTCCTTTTCTGTCTGTGCTGCCTGTAAAAACGCCAGCACTTCGTCTATGATTCTAAAAGCCACGTAAAAGTCAGGGTCGTTTCCTTTGGTGCGTTCGTATTCCCAGAGCAGGTGCTCAAATGTCCAATCGTCCGTTTCTGGTACTGCGAATGGGCAGCCTGCAAATGGACCATCTATTGGTTCACCTGCTTCGTTGGTGATCCAGACGACTGGTGGTGGGTCTCTGTCCGTTCCGGGGTGGCATTCTCTACATTGGTGGCTTGTAAGTTTGCCCCAGACCCAGTATCTAAACCTGGATTGGCGAGTCTTGTTAAGAAAAAAAGAGCTGGTTCTGTCTCAAGTAGCTCATCTAAAAATCGCATCTCATCCTGTAATGTCTCGATGCCTCTGGTCCTTAAAAATTCTTCGACTGCTTCCGGGGTTGCTACCGTAATCGTTCCGAATGGGCTATCCTCTGTGCAGGTTCTGGTTGCATCTTCCGGGTCGACCAAAAGTGAAAAGATGAGGTCTGAGGCTATTAACGTGAGTTCGTCTTCCGTTGCTTGATATTTCCGGGCCAATTTTTGAATCTTCCATAGAAGGTATCGCTGCTCTGCTCTGGTCAATCTTTGTTTGATCCTCATTTGCCCCCCTTACCCGTTATGAGGCGAAGTAAAAAGTCAGGGTCTTAAGTGCAAACTCTAAATCCTGGCTTGCTATCCCATCCCTGTCCTTAAGCATCGCCGGTGCCGTAAGAATTCCGTTTACGCTGATCTTACGGCTTGTGGACCCATTGATGAGGATTGTTTGTGTTAAGGCGTTTCCGGGTGTCAGGAAGGTATCCCAGCTTGCCAAGACACCGGCGTCGTAGTCCACCTTAAGCGAAGCCTCTATGTTAGTGAGGATCAGTTTTGGTGCTCCGGTGGTTTGGTCTTTTTGGTTGTAATACGTAGGTCGTACGTCAATCTCTAAGGTGGCCCAGTAGTTTGTCTTCCCTGAGAAGCTCACGCTTGTGATCATGTTGTCGGAAACTGTCACAGGTGTAAAGCTTGGCTCCGTCGGTAATCCTGTTAAAACAAGCTCACCTTCAATATCCAAATCCAGCGTCAGAATTCCGTTTTTTGGCATTGAGAATTTTGGCTTACCCCGGGCGTTTTTGATCAAAAACTTAAAACCGTCAACGTTGAAAAGAAAGGCGCCGTATGTATCCTGTGTTTGCCCACCCATGTTTAATTGTGTCGTTGTTCCGCCAAAGCCGGAAATCCTTAGGGAATCTTTGACCTTCGTGTCCCAGATTGCTTCGTACAATGGAATCTTGAGGCTTGCTTTAGCTCGTATTTTTTCCGTAGCTACCACGTTTATGAATTTGACGAGGTCTGCCGGATTGGTGACCGTTTCTGTTTCTACCTCTGCGCTAAGGCTTGCAGTGGCTGTGATGCTGTCGCTGGCTGCAAATGTTGGCACTGTGTCGTACGCACTCTGCACTGCAAACCAGCACTTAGGCTTAAATAAAAGGTTGGCCATTGCTTATTACCCCCTTCTTTTGTATGTTTTTACAAGGGCCACGCAGCTTGCGTAGGCCCGGTTTATTTCTGTTTCCCATTGGTTCCATACCCGGCATTGTGTAATGGTTGCCGGTGTTTCAAAGTTTATAAAATTTACGACCGATTCTATAAAATCCAGCACCTCTTTTAATGTCGCATCATCGGGTGCCTGGACTTCGATTGCTACGTTAGTCGTGTACTCCAGGACCGGCCCTTTTTCGTTGATCGTTACGGGATTCAGCGGGTATATACCCACCATTACCCCGCCGGCCCTTGTTTCTGTTAAAGGCTTTGCTACCACAGGGTAACTAACTCCTACCAGAGTTCGCATGGTCTCTATGACACCCTGTGGTTCGTTCTGTGTTTCTGCCTTAACAAGGTAACCCTTCACGGAATCAAATAACTCTTTAGGATCTGTAAGGGGCATAAGATCCTGGATGAGGTTTAGAGCCGTTTGGCTGTCACAATTAAGCTCTCCTAAAAGCCGCATAGCGGCCGCAATATCCTCCTCAGTTATTGGTCCAGGTTTCCCAATCAAGGTATTTATTTGCGGAACAAAAACCCCAAAAACGTTAAAGTCCAGAGGAACCGCAAAACGCACCACCCTTCCCATTAAATTGCCCGTGGATAAAGATAAATCTTTTACCTTTCCTGCCTCATCATAAATTTCCAACCTAATGGTGTGGAAAGTTTTTCCGCTTTTTATTGTGGTTCCTGTTCTTCTAAAATAAAACGCAAGCTTTCCGTAGTTTGAAAAACTAATCCCAACATTAAAATAAGCACCGCTAATAAAAACGTATGTGATACTCCCATCTTGCGCAAAGGCATCAAACACAATGTTTCCCATATCATTATAACCATGCAATAGCGATACGCTGTCTTCAAGCGCCAAACAATACCCCGCTATGCCAACCAAAACTCCATTGTCCCAATCAGATGGCGAAGCGAAGTCTATTACAGGAGTTCCATAACCCGTTATTTTTATTATCTGTGAAAGCTGAAAATCCATTATCCTCCCCCAAGCAACTGGGTCAGCATTCTTTGAGCCTCTGCTTCACCGTGTCTTTCCATTGCAGCCTGCAGCCCCAGTGCCATGTAGTCGTACTTCCGGCGAATCAGGGCCTCTGCGTATTTCACGTTCGTTCCGATCTGCACCTCAACGCTATCGGTTCCCAGGATCTCTGCGTAATGTCCACCGCCCATTTCGTCGCCTTGCCAGTTTGCTCCGATGCTGGCTCTTAATCTGCCTGTCACGACTCCGATTTTTTCCCGGGGATAAACAGGCACCCATCTTACACTGCCTACTTCGTAGGTCCGTACCCTTTCTACTACTTGTCCATCCGGTGTGCGTTCATACGTTCTTTCCGTCCGGAGCCTTCTGACCACTCTTCTTTGCCAGGGCCTTCCCGGGTCTGTTAAATAATCCGTTATGGTATACCTAATGGTCCACTTTGCAAGTGCTTTTAAATATCCCCTCAGTGCCTCTAAAATTCTGCCCCTATCTGGCATAAGCCAATCAGGAATGTTAAATTCCACTGTTATCATCTCAATAAATCCTGAGCCTTTCGATGCGTCTTTTTGTCATGGTGTCGAGGTCATCCATGACCTTCAAGGTTCCGAGCTCCATTCGTGTCTCTGTTCCTATCAAACCGCTATCCCACCGGGCGTAGACCCATTCCGTCAGGTAATAAACCAGCTCTAATAGGTCCGATGGAATATCTGCTGTTGTCCCGGTGTCCGGGTCGGAATATCCAGCTTCGTAGGATAGTGTAAATATTCCACTGGGGCCAATGTACAACCTTGTAATGTCATCGCCTTTTAGGAGTATTGGCTCTATTTCTATTCCGTTCTGGTCTCTCATATATGTAACGCTTTTAACTGGCTGTTTCCTTGGTGTATATATGTATGGACTGCAATGTGCAGCGACTATCTCTGTAAATGTGCCTCTTTCTATTGCTCTTCCGGTTTCTGTTTCTATGTACTTTATCACTGCTTTAATGCACAACTTTGCCCTTTCAGTGTTTACGTTTGTCCGGTTGCTATGCGTTAGGTATCCGGATAGCAGGTTATCGACTAAAGCCATCGTGCCCCCTTAAAAAGTCGAGGCGGCTTACCCCTTTCCGTGTCCGATGGCTATTAACTCCGATGGCTATTACGAGGGTAAGCCGCCCCTTTTTCATTTTGTCACGTTTTTGCCTTTTGGTTTTCCTTCTGTCGTTGTCGCTGGCTCATCCGCTTGTTCGATTTTTACAACTTCGTAGTATTCTTTTAGGTCTTTGGCTTGTTCCGGCGTTAAATCATATATCTTGCCCCTTTCAAATGTTCCGTAGTCTGAGATCACCGTTCTAATGAATTTTGCCTTCATCCTATGCTCCTTGCTTTATCACCGCCCAGGCCCCGTCAAATAGGGGCTTAGCATTGAATCTTTCCGTAGCCCTCAAAGCTATTGCATCGTTCTGCAGCAGATTGATTGTCCCCACGTTGCCGGTATTAAATGTATCCATTCTTACGCCTGGCACGTATGCGAATCCCACGGCGTCGAAGCTTCCGAAGAGCAAATAATGGTTTTGTGGAAACATTTCGTCCTTCAGTTTGATGTACGGGTAGCCCATAATTGTTTTGATACCGCCCTGGAAGTCGAAGAGTGGCCTATTGGCAGAATCCTTCAACTTAAGGATCTGTGAATAAGCGCTCTGGCTGAGAAGCCACATTGCTGTGGAGTCATAATTGGACGAGATCGCTCCGACAACATCCGCCAGCTTGTCGTAGGTGATTCCGGAGAGTCCGTTTACGGTCACCACGGTTGTCATGGTGCTTTCTGCCACGTTTGATATCCCTATCGAATCTTCTTTCTTTGCCAATGCCAGGGCTATGGTCCGGGTGATCCAGTTTGTTATATCCCATGACTCCAGCATTTCGTTTGTAACGACCACGAGGGCTGCAATCTTCCGCAGTGTAAAATCTGCGAGTGAAAGGTTTAAATTCAGCTCTGGAATGGTACCCAGTTCGCTTGTGTCATAAGCTATCGCCTCTGCACCCACAGGCACTTTAGTATCCCTCTTTGCCTCTATGAGGATTGCCTTTTGACGGAAGATTCCGTATTTGCCCATCGATGTCAAAACGTCCGCATAAAGTTCTGCAGGTATCTGTGTTCCGGAAAGACTCAGGGCTTTTCTTATGGTTTCTTTCCACATTTCCGCTTTCTGGATTTCCTTTCTGGATTCCGGCTCTGGCTTTTGAGCCATTTCTTTTATTTTCTGGTCAAATATCTCTGCGACCTTTTTTTCTAAGTCCTCTAAGGTCATCTCAATGTATTTTTCGTCTGCCATTTTTCCTTCTCTCCTCTTACTTTTTGATTTTAATCCTGACCCTGGTCCCTTTCACGTCCCCTTTATTATCCTGGCTGCCATCTCTGAGGGTTGCCGCCTCTGATGGCTCCGCCTTTAATGTGGGGACAACGTCAAGGATCAGGTTCTTAAGCCTTTCTACTTGCTCAACTGCTTGTGATATGTTTTTCTGCACTGCTTCATTGTGGTTTAAAATCTCCTCTAAATAAAACCGTATCTCTTCCGGCGTCCATGCATCTTCTGGGTTAGGTGGTTCGTTTCCATGATCCCTGTAATGCTTAGCCAGGTGCCTGTACACCCCATCCCAGTCCTCATCCGGAATGTCTACTCCGCCCCTGGCTCCGAATAACGAGGCCATGGCTGCTACAACACCCCGCCAGCACGTGACAAGTTTGCCGTCCTTCACGTAGTGGTGTGGAAGCTTGTATGAGCTCAGCAGCTCTTTGTTTTCGTCGTCATACCATGCGAAGCCCTGGCGGTATTTCGACCAATCAATTTTATCGGGGTCCCCTGATCCGTCAGATGAGGCCCACTTTCTTAGTTGGTCTCTGGACTTTGCTCCGTCCCAGGGTGTGTCGTCCGGTAGGAATTCCACCTCATGAGGGGCTACTGCTCCCTTTGTGTTGTATATCAAGCGGTACGTCCTTTCTGCCAAATCCAGATTTTTTTTTGCCATTTCTAATATCAAAGCCTGCGGGTTTGCCGGAATCGAGACAATCGCTATTTCCATTAGCTCAGTTTTTGTGTAAATCCTCACCCCGTCCCTTGAATCCTCAAAATCGTACACCTTAAATGTGATCGACACTGCTTTGATGTACCCCTCTTTGATAAGTTCCCATAGGGTTTGGCTTAATTCCGTTTTCCTATGAAGCTGGATTTTCACCAAAAGCTTTGGTACGTCCTCTGTGACCTTCCGGATCCATAAAACCCGACCTACCGGGATTTCGTCCCAGTTGTGCATCCACGTTACCACTGGATTTTTTAAATAAGCGCTGTAATCCAGGCCGTCGATCTTGACGATCTCATTGTCTCTGTCCAGTACCTCTGCTGTTGCCACTGCTATAAACGATCCCTCAGCGTCGTTAAGTTCCTTAACGGCCATACGGCCCTCTATTTTTTCGATTTTCTTTTTAATGTCTTCCATCTTTTGCCCTCCTCTATTCTGGACCTTCTGCCGGTACTATGGTGCACCGGCAATTTATGGTCTCTTCCGGTGGCGCATCCGGGTCGCCCGGGTACAAAATGGCAGCACCCGTTAAAGGCGATGTAAAATGATCTAAAACCCTTACTATCTGCCCGTGTAGGGCCTGGTGAGAAGGCCGCACCCTCTCGTCGAGTGCTGTAAACCATTCCTTGTATTCCACATCGTTGGCAATTAAGGAATCTAAGGCCGCCATATTGCTCGTCCCTATGGTTTCTGTGCGTGCTATTCGCAGAGCCCGGTATTCGTCTGCGAAGTTGAAGATATCCGCTATTCTGTCTGCTATCTCATCCATCGTTTCGCCATTCTGGATGCCTGTTACTATGGCTTCACGGATTTGTCGTTCCGTTACGTCATTGATGAGGTTAATCCTGATAATCCTGTTTAGGGCCGCCTGTAAAAATGCCGGGCTTATGTTTGGTGAGTTGAGTCTGAAAATGCTAATAAATTGGTATGCCCGCTCTAAGTATGCCCTTGCCAATGTTTCACGCAGCTCTGCTTCGTAGTCTGCTGCAGCTTCATTCAAAATCAAGGTGATCATTCCGAAGTCCTTAGTAACGCCGGCGGGTGCGTTCTTAAACCTTTCTATGAAGTCCAGGACTGCCCGGCGCTGAGCCTTAAAAATGCGGCGCCATATCTTCGTTATGGTAGGCTCTACCTCTCTTAATTGTTCCACCATGTTTTCCCAGTTCTTTGTTTTTATGTCGTCTACATCCTTTCTGTGTCCTTGAGGTAGCCTTGCCGGGTTTTGTGCCGCCATAGGCATTAGGTTGGCTGGCATGAAGGGTCGGTTTCCGTATGCTACTGCTTCCATTCCCTCCATTTGGCGCACTTCGTTTATGGTGATGACCCCTCTATCCAGGTAGGCTGTGATTTTTTGCAGCTCAAACTCTTCATCGATCAAGTCCGGAATGCGAAGTTCTAAAGTGTAACCCTTAAGTCCCAGCGTTTCGTCTATAAGTTCCGCTTGCAGGCTTTGTTCAATGAATTTTACCAGCGGTGCTACGGTGTTGTCCCGGAATGTGCGCCTGGCTTCCAACCCGTTAGCCCGGTTAACGTCTTTATACACCCCGAGGACGGCTGGCGGGACGCCAAATTTTACGAGGATGTCGTCTCTGATTGATTCTGCTGCTGCTATAAGTTGCATCTGCTCTGGCGTCCTTTCTAACTGCACCGCTTGTGCTTTTGGAATAATGGGAATACTTCCTTCCAATTTTGCCAGCGAGATTTGTTCTTTAACCAGCCGAGCAGCTCCACTGTCCTCTACTGCCAACGCTTGCATAGGTATGGGCTTGCCGAGGATTTCCTTTAATACGTTTTGGAATTTGTCCTGTAGGTTCAAAGACTTAAGGATGGCTTCAAGTTTTGAATAGCTTTCAAAATTCTTAAAGGGATGTGGAATTCTGAGGTAGATAATCTCATCCGGCCTGTACGTAACGACGCCGGTGATGGCTGTGTATTCAAACCCGAGGAGCTCCGTTCCGTCTGGGGATGTTTGGATCCTCACGGCTGTGGGGTCTGGTATGATGTAAAAGTCGCCATCCTTGTATCTTATCAGGCACTTTCCGGCTGCCAAAAGGTGAAAGGCGATTTTGTACATAAAAACGGGGCCGTGTTCGTACTTGTTTGGTCTTGTAAAAAATTTTTTAACCGGATCTTTTTCCACAGGATGTCCGTCCGGGTCGTATAAGCGTGCCTCAAGTGAGAATAGTTGTTCTGCTATCTTACTGATGGCTACGTAGGTCCAATCCGTTAAAGCCCTAATCTGCAGTAGCGAGGTGGTGGGCACGGCCTCAAAATCATCCGGGTTTGTGTGGTAGTTTGAAATTGCCAGGCTCTTTGCAGCCACTTGTTTTTCGTTCGTCTTTTTTGTTTTAAAAAGGCTAAACATGTTTTAAATTTTAAACCCTTTTTGTGAAAGTTCAAAAGTTCAAATGTCGACGTAAAGTATGCCGACTTCGTTTCCTCTATGGCTAAACGCTGCGTATCTCAGTGCATCCATACAGTGGTCGTTGTATTTGGCCGGTAGTTCCTTGTGCTCATCCTGGTAACTGTAGGACTCAATTTCTTTAATCGTGGCAGTGCATTTATTGAGGATTCTGATTTTTTTGGTTTGAAGGTAGCCAATTCCGGGCAGCACGTCGTTTTTTGCCTTTGTTACTACGACCCCGAGTGGATCTAATGCAGTTTGAAGCTCCACTATCTTATCCGGCGCCGATGGGTCTGCGTATGCGACGAGTATCTTTTTCCTTTTTAGAATTTCCTTGTCTAATTTCAACTCTACCAGCCTATCCGCTATGATCCTTGCAAATTCCTTAATGGTCCGTCGTGTCACGTAGATTTCGTCGAGGACCCAGATCTCATCATCACGGAAGCCGACGAGAAGGAAGACGGACGGGTTTATGAATCCAAAGTCAACGCCGGCTGCCAAGTCCTCAAAATCTGCCAGGTCGCACGGCATTTCCGCCTCAACCGTCCAGTTCTGGTAGACAAGGTTTGAAGGTCTGGCCCAGTTCCCTTCTGCGTAGACTTGCCACAAGGCTTCGTTGATGTCTTTAAGTCCCATAAGCTTCTGCCTGTACTCTTCCGGAATGAATACGTTGTCCCGGTATGTCACCTTTTTTATCCTTGCGTTAGGGTCTTTGCGGTCAAAGAATCGTTGCCGTAGCCAATGGGTGACCATTATGGGGTTGAAGGTGAGGATAATTTGGTAATACCCCGCTGGGTGCGGGTGTCGTACCCGCAGGTCGACTTGTTCAAATTCGTCTGCCGTTAAATCTGTTGCCTCTTCAATCCACGCACTGGTAATTCCGGCGATACTCTTCAGCTTTTCCGGATCATCAAGGCCTGCGAAGAGGATTAGGTTTCCGTTTACTGCCTCTATTCGCATTTCGTTGTCCTTTACTTTAAAAAGTGGTCCCAGTCCGGCATCTGCTATGACGTCTTTAACCTGTTGGAATGCGGAATATCGCAAGGTGCGGGCCACCTTTCTGACTACGAGGATTCTGCTTCCGGGTTCTGTCAATGTCCGCAGTATAATCTTTTGTGCTGCAAAATAAGACTTGCCAGCCCCGGCGCCCCCGTAAATCAAAAGGTACCGGTGTTTGTCGTACAAAAGGTCGCCGTAGGCTTCGTTTATTTTGATCCGTACTTCCATTCGTTAGTCGTCGGTGCGGCTTTTCATTTCGATTATGATGCGCAGCTCGTTGTCGACGCTCTGGTCGTAATTGGAATATTTTAGGGCAAGTTCTAAGGCCTTAAGTGCCTCTTGTGGCTCTAAAAACTCGCCAGCTTGTTTCTTCGCACGTAAGCTTTCAATTGCCAGGTTTCTGATTTCTGTTAGGAGCAAGTAATCCTCTTTTTTTCGCCTGGCTATGGCTTCCTTATATATTTCGTCGATTCTTTGCTCCTTTGCTTTTTCCTTCTCAACTGTTGCTGCTACGATGCCTTTTTTTATCGCCTCTTCCCATAGAATCATCCAGCCGTACCGCTCCGCCCATCGCCGTATCGTCTCATGGTGGATATTGCAGGCATATTTCTGTCGCAGCAGTGTCGCAATTGCCCGTAGGCTATACTTTCTGTTGCCTTTTTCGTCAGGCGTTAAGAAAAGGCTTTTAGCCTCTTCAATCATCTCTGTCTTTTTGATGTTCATTGGTTGGCTCCCTGTATCTTAACTGCTTTTTGTCCTGTAAATTTTTCCCAGCGCCAGATTATCAGCTGGCAATTCTTTTGTCTTTTTGCCTGTAATTATCTGCTCATGGTGTCTGGAATAGTCAGCCCATCCTATGACCGGCGCATTTTTGATCCAGACTATGGTGGTTGAAACCTTAAAGCCGACCTTTTTCAGGGTATCCATAAAGACTCCAAGCGATGACCAGCCGCTGCAGATGTAAAATGCGGCCCCTGGGCGTAGTGCTTTCCATACGTTTCGCATCCAGTTTTCTGTAAATTCCTTAAAGTCGTCCTGTGGCAAGTCGTCATTAGAGACCTTACCCAGTACGCTTTCGTATCCAACTCCGTATGGTGGATCTGTGAAGAGCAGGTCTGCGTGGTTTCCTTCCATCAAGGCTTCGTATGTTTCACATCGTGTAGCGTCCCCGCATATTAGCCTATGTCTACCCAGTGCGTACATGTCCCCGGGTTTGACTTTCACGTCCTCTGTGGTTGGTATGGGTTCTTTTTCTAACTTGTATGTGTCCCCTTTTAAAAATGCCTCATCGGTGATTATGTTTTCCAATTCAATGGTATCAAAGCCTGCCAGTTCGATTTCCGGTGTGTCGAGGTCGATGATAAACTCACGTACCAGGTCGGGGTCGAATTGACCATGAATTTTATTGAGAGCAAGGTTAAGTGCCTTTTCCTTGTTTTTGGGGAGATCCACAATAACAACCGGTACCTTTTCAACTCCAAGTTCTTTAATCGCTTGTAGTCGCATATTTCCGCCGATCACTTCACCTTGCTTGTTAATGACCAGTGGGTCCACAATTCCGAATTCCCGGATCGAGTTAAGAAGTTGCGCATAGGTTTTACCATCCATCTTTCTGGGATTGCCAGGGTATGGCCTAAGTCTTTCCACATCCCAGATTTCCACTTTAAAGAAATCATTAATTGTGTCCGGCATTTTACCCCCCTTTAACTCTTTGTAGAAGTTTAAAGTAATCTTCGGCAGGCAGAATAACCCACCAATCCTGCCGGTCTTCTCTAATAAAACAGCCCCGGAATTTAACCAGGTCTTCTTTTATCTTATTGTTCAACGCTCTTTTCCACCGCTTTACGCCGTATACTCTGCCTTCGATGATTATATCGCCTTTGAATCCTTCAGAGGCTCCACTTAGCGGGATCCTGGTTGCAGCCAAGCCCATATTCCGGGCATATGCTACCAGCTCTAACTCACCGGTTTTTCCCTTTCTGCGGCTCTTCCTTCCACTCATTTTGTCTCCATTTTCTATCCATTTTGTTAATTTCCGCTGATATCCAGGCAGCAAGCGTAAGCTTCTTAAATCTACGATCCAACTCTGAAACAATGCAAGGGATGGGTGTCCAGGTCTTTGTCATGCCCTGGTGTACCCTGGAGATCCTTTCTATTGTCCTGTAGTCACTGGAGAGTTCCACAAGGATTTCTAATGCATCCTGTGGGTCGACGTTTCTGGGATCGAGGCCCCTCTTTTTTGCACGGTATCTCATGATACTCCGGATGGTTTCGTCGGGCCCTTGTGTCCGTGGCTTAGTGAAGTCGAAGTAGTACCCCTTTTCCTCGTGCCATTTTATAAAGTATATCATACCCCGGCAGTCTCCCTTTTAATAGACTCTTTGGCTTTTAAAATTTTCTCTACGAGCGTCTCCAGGTCTTGCATAGATATGTCTGAGAAGCGCCAGTAAAAGTACCATTCAAAGGTCAATTTCCGAATCCACCGCTCCGGGACGTTGTCGACACAGAATTTAGCCCAGGCCTTTGGTGTTTCAAACCGCCCGTAGTCGACTTTAGGGGCTTTTTCGTATGTCATGATGAGGTCATATTTTCTTATCAATGTGTCCCAGTCAAAGCCGTTTAAAAAGCTGAAAACGGGGCGCAGTTCTATGCACTTTCTGAAGTATGCCTTGAGATTTTCCCAGTCGCCAGCCATGTCTCGTAATTTGAAAATCTGCGTTCGATCGTATTTTGTGAGGTTTTTCCGGGGCCATCCGAGTTCCTTGAGCAAATCCACGACGTCCGGCGGTATGGCCTCGTAAAACTCGCCTAACCCTAACCTTACCATCTCACCGAGCCTCTTATTTACGTTAAGGTGCATTTCTGTGAGTAAAAGTTCGTTTTTGATGCTTTCGATGTCTATATTATTCTCTTTCTTTATATCTTCTGTTTTTATATCTCTGTTTTTATAGAGTCCGTGGGTTTCATTGTCACTCAAGGAATTAAGCCTTGTTTCCGGCGTCGGTTTTTCCGACGTCGGATTTTCCGTTGCCGGTTTTTCCGGCGACGGATTTTCCGTTGCCGGATTTTCCACCTCAATCTTTTTAAGTTCCGCTTGCACCAAATCAGACACGGGATCGTTAGGGTTAGACTTTAGGATATAGAGATATCCTCTAAACCTATGCTTTTGGTCGTAGATCTGAATTCTGGCGAGGTATCCGGCTTTTATAAGTTCGTTTAGTGTCTTTTTAATGACCTCTGGGCTTTCTGGTCCCTCAAATCGCTCTGTCGAGAAGGCCCAGCCCTGTGGCTTAGCCTGTAAGTATGCATACAAGCCTTTAGCCCGTAGGCTGAGCTTTGTGTCATATAGGACTGAATTTGGAATTACACCGTACTTCTCTTTAATCACCAACCTTTCAATCATTGCTTCCTGCCTTGTATTTTTTCTTCATTAAAAGTTTGCTAACTGCTTCCGGGATAATGCGGTAGAAAACTTGCCGGGGATTGTCGTTGAATTTTCCACGTTTTTCCTCGAGTATTCCCAGCTTACTTAGGTTCCGACGTATTGTTCTGAATTCGTCCTTTGAAAGGCCGAGTTCCTCTATTTGTTCCCGGGTCAAAATTACCCATCCTGTATCCGATTGTATTTGCCAGGTGAGAAGAAGGGCCACAATTACTGCTTCCTTAACGCCCCCTATTAGGCTTCCGAGCTGTGGCCAGTATGTGATAGGCTTAGAGAGGTCCGGTTTCATTGCTTTTCACCCTTTTTTTCGAAGTTTTCAATGTATAATCTGATGGCTTCCCTAATTACCTCGGAGTTCCGCATCCCTGTTTTTTCTGCTATCTCTTGTATTTTTTTTGCTTGCTCCGGGTGTAAAAAGAAGTTAATTCTGTGGGTGTACAATCTTTTCTTATACCCTTCTTTCGCTTTCCTCATGTTTTAACCCCTTTGCCCATGCGGAGCACCGTCGCATGGGCTTTTCTCATCACAGGTTGGTGCCACCCTTTAGTCATCTGGTGTGTCGACCAAAATTGCAATGTAGACAAAAATTACAATCGCAAGCAGAAGGCTGGCGAATGAATCCACGTATTGCATCTTGGCTCCGAAGTAAAAACCCCGGGCCAGGACGAGAATGAAAAGAATAAAAAGAGCTATAAGCCCTATGTCCTTGCCTTTCATTTTGCCCCCTCATAAAATAGGGCCGGGGTTTTAAGGATAACCCCGGCCCTGTATCTCTTAAAATGGTAAATTTTCGTCACCGTTTGTCGCTGTCGCACTGTCGCCTTTTTCATTTTTAGAAGTATACGTTTCGTATGTCGTTTCGTCAAGTTCTGTTTTAAGTAGCCGTACTGCAAGTCGTAACTGCTCGAGTGTTAGGGCTTTTGAGCTGGCAACACCGAATTTCTCAAGTAAAAAGGCATGCCAGATATCTTCACGTTCTTTGGTGTGTTTGGTTGGATATTTCTTTTTTAGAGCCTCTGCTACTTCGATCCGGAGCTTAAGTCTTTCTACGGTCTCTTTTTCGTCCGTAGTGACCTCTTTGCTTTGTACGGGCATGGGGTTTTGTGGCTTGTCCTCTATGATGATTTTTTCGTTCTGTATTGTCACGTCCGGGTTTCCATCGGTATCTTCTTCTGATGGAATTCCGAGCAGAAGGCTTAATGCGTATCTCTTGCCGTATGTTATGACGGCTCCGAAGCTCTGCACTATGTTCATTCCACTGGCATCCGGAATAAGTGGCATTGTTACTTCACATGTCTCTGTGTGACCGTCTTTGTGGTATAACTCGCATCTTATCATTGCCTTATTGTCGCCTATGTTTGTTTTGAAGCTAAACGAGAATCCATGTTTGACGAGGATGGGCCGTATAGTCTCGACCACGTCATCGAAGGTAGCGTAGCGGTATCTAATACTGCCATCCTTGTTTTTAACGATTCTCTTCTTTGGTACAGGCTTTAACTCAGCTTGTACTTGTCTCAATGCTTCGTAGAATTGGCGCCTTGCATGTTCGTTTACGATGCGTTCTCTTAAGGCGAATAACTCCTTAAGCGCTTCAACTCCGGCTCCTGAGATCCTTTCTGCCATCCGGAGTATCTGTTCGTCTATTGGTTCTGGTTTTAGAATTGGTTGTACTGGTTCAGGCATTGCCACCGTTAGTTCTTTCCCTTTTTTCTTTTTTGTTTCTGGTGCCGGTTGAGGCTCTGTGGCCTCAACTTCATTTATTGCCTCTGTAGTCCCTTGTGGGACTGCCATTCCCTGGAGATCCAGGGTGTTTTCTGTTTGCTTTTTTTCATTCTGTTGATTCATGGCTTACCTCCTTCTTTTTACGAGTAAACCTTTTTTGGATTGAAACTGAGGCCATATTGCTTACCTCTGCGTCTACCTTCCGGGCGTACTCTTTAAAGATCCTCGTGTCCACCCGGAAGATGCTTTTATTCCCTTTGGCTTTAGGAATTTGAAGCTCGAATGGATTTATCCCTTTGCTGGCAAGGTATTTAAATAATTCACTGGGGTTAACCTCGAGTTCTTCGTAGAATTCGTAGTCCCAGATCACATCGCCGGTGCTAACTTCTGCTCCGGCTTCTGTGAAAGCACGGGCTATTTCCTTAAGATCTGCGATTTCCGTTTCTAAAGCCAATAATCTTCTTGCGAGGCTTTGTGGGTCCCGGGTGAAAAGTTCCATATCACTGTTAACCTGTAACGCCGGGCAGCTTTTTCTGTACTGGCAATATAGACATCCGCTGCCAGGGTTAGGGATGTCGAGTGGAAATTCTGCCATTTCTTTCTCTATCTGCTTTATGGTCGTCAGCAGCCTTGCCCCGTATCTAAGGTATTCGTCCGGTGTATAGCATCTTTGTGTGTAAAAAGTAGGGGTAATCGAGACAAACTCTACAACCGGGAGTTCTGCATTTTGTTCTGAGAATAAAAAGCTATAAACTCCGAGTTGTTCCTTTGGATCTGTGGGATAGTTCTTAAATTCTGCGATTGCTACGTGTCCCTCGTCAATCCGGGCGATTGCGTCTACGTATCCCACGATCTGCGTGCCCTCAACCTCTGCCTCAAGCTTAACTTCGTATTGCCATTCTAATTGTAGTAGGTCGTCAGGAATGCCCAGATCGTTTGGCTCTATTCCCTTAAGGATGTTTTGCGCCCGGATGTGGAAATCACGGCCCTCAATAAAGGAGACCGGTTCCGGGTTTTCAGGTGCGGCTTTTTCAATGTACCGCTTTAGGAAGAGCCGCTTGCATGTTGTGTATGTTTTTATTTTTGTGATGCTCCACATTTCAACCTCCTTTTTTGTGTGTATTATAAGCATACTCTACCCCATCCGTTTTGTCAAGTTTTTGTTTTTCTCTTTATAGATGTGGTTTGTAAAAGTGGCAGGCTTGTCCCTTGTGGTCTTGGTATTCTTTCCCAGCTTTTATTCTCTAAGCTTTTATCCGGTTGCTGATTGCCTTGATATTCCTTCAAAGTATCAGCCTAACTCAGGACTTGACAAAACGAGGTGTGTCTGTTATACTTATCCTATGGCTAAAAAAGGAGCGGTGAAAATGAGAAGACCCACAGAGGTGGTAGAATACGTGGTAGTGGAAGAGGGCCAAAACCCGACCACCGGGTGGCCGTATGCGATCGTGGAATTCCAAGATACGCCGGAAGGCGACCTGAGATTCTATGTCTCTCTCGAAGCCAAAGGGCTTAAAATTGTACCTTGCTACTCCACCCCAGATCACGAGATTGAGTATAACTGGTCCGGTTGGTGGTATGAAGTAGCGCAGAAGTATCACTTCCCGGTTCGGCCGTTGTCTCTTGCCGAGACGATATGCGTAGAATCCATCCTTGCTAATGTTCCTATTAAGAGCCAGCGAATTCACCCTGTTTCCGCCTGGTTCTACTTAAGCGCATTTGACTCTGTCGAAGAAGGCCAGGAGTTTATTGAAAAGCTCACGGCATCTTGTAAAATTCACGTAAAGTGGGGCAAGGTTGAAATGATAGAATCCGGCCCGATCGCTTTCGCAGTGCTCACCGGCCCTACGGATGTGATTAGGGAATTGGTGGATTTCTACCGTTCGAATTTTGCACCGGTAGATCTGCTTAACGTGATATAAAAGCATTCACCGGCTTCTAAGAGACAGAGGCGGGTAAAAACCCGCCTCTTTTTTTACCTCTTCAAAAAGATCGCTAAAAGCCCCATAAAGATTGCAGTGATAAAAAACCACTGTATCGTCTGTGCATTCTTTAAACCTGAGAATTTTACCTCTAAACTCTTTAGCGACGTGTTTATTTCGCTTAAATTCTGTTTAATTTCCTTAATATCCTCACTTAGGCCGTTGTTCACTTTTTGCTCGAGGCTCTTCGTCCGTTCGCAGATCTCTAATATCTTCAAATCGATCTTATCCATCTTCTTTCTGCCACTCAAAATCGTAACCTAACCCCTACAATGACTTCCGGTCTTTTGTTTTCAAAATTCCATCCGGCTCCTACCATTAGATTTGCTGTTGGTAAGGTGTAAATTGTGACGGAAGACGTGCTAACGAGTACTCCCATTTCTTTCGCCGGGTGTGGTTTCATCAGCAGCACTGAAATCCGCCGGATGGTGTCTGCCTCTATCGTAATGCTTAAGCGCTTTTCCTTGTCCTCGTACCTGTATTCCTTCCATTGCAGCACAACCGGGCGTGTGATGTAGACTGTGTCGCCTTTAATGATGGTATCTGCTTTCCGTATTGTCTCTGCTTGTATCGGTTTCCACTTGATAACTTGTACCCTTACTGTCTCAACGGCCGGTGGAGTTATCCCATTAGAATTCTTTGGCTGTTCTTTTGGTTTGCAAAGTGTAAAAATGATTACCGCTACAACGAGGCCAGCAGTGAAATATAAAAACTCTGGTCTTAGTTTCATTGCTTTCACCATTCTTTTACGTTCTTATAAGCGTTCCGTATGCTAAGTGGAATCCGTCCGGCTTCGTATAGGGCATCCGCAATCTTTTCGACTATGTCTATGTGAATATGCCCGGTTGTTTTTTCGTACTCAAGGTGTCCTATTCTGATTATGTCGTTGAATTTCCGTAAATATTCGATGATGTTCTGCCTCACTTCCGGCTTTTTAGGTTTAAAGTCGATTGCTACAGCCCACAGGTGCGGGCTGTAGGGCTTGCCGCCTATTGCCTGGTTTCTGACAGGGCATCTGTATCCGCTTGTTAGGGAAATTTCCCAGGTGCCTGCTACCAGGTCGTAAATTCCGAATAGAATTTTTTGTATCGTCTCAAAGTCTGGGATTATTTGCCGGATGTCGTCCGGCATAATTTTCCCGCATCCGCACTTGCATCTAAAGTCTTCAGCCCATACGTATTTTGAAAGCTTCACGGTGTGCTCCTTTTATGTCACCGTTGGTATATTATACACCGTCTCTATGGTTTTTGCCTCTGCCTTTATCCTTACGACGTCGCTTGTAAAGATTTCGTCGGCGTCGTAATCTGTAAAGACCAGGTGCATTCCGGCTAAATTAACCGGACTTGAGCTTATAATTTCCACTCTGTCTGCATTAGTGCAAAGCCTTAAAAAGTCTGCATCGGCAATGTTGACATTCTGCAGGATTGCTATTTCGATTCTAATTCTGTATCCTCTGCGTAGTTTTTCGATGCTCCGGTCGGCTTTTTCTACGACCTCATCGAGCGGTTCGTACCGTACCCGGATGTAATGCCCTGATGAGGCCTGGTACGTCCTGGTTATGTACGTTTCACCTACTGTCACTTTTAGTTGAATGCTTTCCAGTAAAAAGAAATTAGGCATTTCTCCCCCTTATCAAATCCAGGGTTGTTTCTGATCCAATCCAAACCATAGCGACGACTAACCAGGTGAAGTCGGAAATTTTACCCGCTAAAAGTAGCAGGGTAGCAATAAGAAACACCAAAAATTTCCGACTTAAAAATTTCCGCATACTCGCCTCACTGTATAATAAAGCCCACCGCTGGCACTGGCTGTCCAGTCTCTGCCGTATATCCGCTTGACGGCGCTTGTGCCGGCAATGAACTATCGCTCGTATAATAGTCTGTTACGCTCGCAGTTCCAAGTGTTGGCGTTCGCATGGCCATGCAAGCTCCGACAGGTATCGCACTCACCGACACCGCCGCACTGCTACGCAACGCCATCCAGTATAAGCCAGGGTTTAGCACTATGTTAAAACTTGCAGTTTTGATTCCGCTCTCTGTGGAATAGGAGAGGTTTGCACTTTGCAAAAGCACGTTTGGATACCCTTGTTCTGTGCTGTTATAGACGCCAATGCTCACAGTAGCCGTTGCACTTGCCGTTATATTGATTGCCACCGATTGAATTGTTGTTTTCCGTGTAACCACAAAAGGCCACCAATAGGTGCGTGAGCCTCCAATTATTGTTCTGGTCGTGAGTGTTGTGGCATTCAAAAGCCCAGCAATCCAATAGCTCGTATCGCCTGGCACTGCTGGAGTCGGGCTTATAAATTGATCCGGCGAGACAAGTTCTAAACCGGTGCCGTCATTATTCACCTTTACAATCTTGCCGCTGTGTCCGGAAAGGCTGCCGGGCCCATCAAGTAGCTCTGAAAATTTGAAACCTTCGATGATGTTATGTTTTGAAATGCCGCTTGTGATTGCTACGGCCCTGATTACGAGCGGATATTCATCAAAGTTTCCTTCAAAAACAAGCTCCAACGTGTAATAGCAAACCACCGCTCCATCGTAAATTAGCGGTACCTCAATCGGTTTAATAAACGTAGTGTTCAAAAATGCATAGGAGCCAAGGTCGTATTCTACCACCCCGAGGCAGAAGTCTTCCTCACTGCATAGGATTACCCTTGCTGATATTTTTATGCTCTGCCCTGTTGAAAACCCGGCGACTTTTATTACCTTTTTTGCATTTCTGGTTTCACTGTATGGTCCATTAGTGCGGATGAATAGCTTTTGAGCCGTTTTTATGGATGCAGTTGTTCCGCTGTCCGCCACGGCTACCCAGCCTCTGCCGAGGTAGTTCCACTGCAGGCTAAAATTGTTAAGCACCCAGCCATAGTCCTCTTGGAAGAAAAACGGGTTTATATTGTCTATGACTCCCTCTGTTGCTATGACGTCTATCTCTGTCGTTGTAGTTTGTTTTGGCTGTGTAACGTTTTCCATTTCTGCCGTTATCTGTACTTGCTTTGTGTGGTACATCCCTCTAAAAGTGTAGACAAAGAGGTATTGTGGCTTTAGAGTCGTCACGTTTATGGTTGTATAAAGCACGCCGGAAGCCCTTACTGCCGCCCCCGTATGGGATACGAGCTGGCCGGTATCTGCTTCAAATACCTTTATGTCGCAGTAGGTCGGGGTTTCGTATCCTAATGACCGGTATGAAAGCTTCGCACGTATCACGAATCCGATGGGTGTCCTTTGCCACGAAGCGGCAAGATTGCAATCTATAACGATCCAGCTAATCTGATCCTGGTTGCCTGGCCATTCCACATCTACGTCCGATTGGTAAACCACAATCTGGTATTCAAACTTGCCATCCGTGTTAAAAGTGTAAGAAGTGAGGACCCCTGTTTCTATGTTTCCTTCCGGGTTCTCAAATTGTATTTTCATTCCCAGTGCAGACGTGATGTCACTGTAACTCCGGACGGTGTAAGTTTTAAGCCGTGCCCAGCTCCGCCTCTTTGCTAAGAGCGTCCTGGCCATCTCGCCCGTCACCGGAAGACTAACTATCTCATCGGACCCACTCCACCAAGCCGTTGTTTCCGGTATTGTCTCGCCGTCTATTGTCTGGATGATGTACCTCTTGTGTGCGTCAATTTCTCTTTTTTCGTCTGCCATAAACTCATAGTCCGATTTTTTCAAAAATATTCCGCTGTCAGGGGAATTGTCCCAGTTTAAGAATTGGTAGCTGTTAATAAACCCGGCAGGGCAAATTTGTAGAAGCGCTTCATCGTAATCCGCCAGGTAGATGTTTCCGCTGCTTGCGATCTTTCCCAGCCCACCCGTCCTG